GATAAGGCTATTATTGATGAGTACAAAGCTAGGATGCTTAACTCCCCTAAGTCAGCTAAGGTCTTAGAAACTATCCTTAATGCTGCCCTAGATGATAACCATAAGAACCAATCAGCAGCGTGGAAGCTAGTTGTAGACCGAATTATCCCTGTCAGTGCATTCGAACAAACAAAGCAAGGCTCTGGTGCTCCTACTGTTAGCATTAACATTATGGGTCTTGGTCAAGCTACAACAGAAGTTATTGACAACGATGTCTCGTATGACATCCAAGATGTAGAAGTAAAGGACTCTGAAGAACATGACGAGTCTTAACTTTGAACTCCTTAAATGGCAGCAGACTGTCTTTAAGGATAAGCATAGGTTTAAAGTAGTTGCAGCAGGGCGTCGCTGTGGGAAGTCTAGGCTTTCTGCGGTGACCCTGCTCATTGAAGCTTTGAACTGTCCTGAAGGTTCAGCTGTGATGTACATAGCACCTACCTTAGGACAAGCTAGAACCATTATGTGGGACTTATTGCTTGACTTAGGTAGACCTGTCATTAAGTCTTCTCACGTCAATAATCTCGAGATTACCTTAGTTAATGGAAGAAAGATACTGGTACGTGGTGCTGATAACCCTGATAGTCTACGGGGTGTCAGTCTTACTTATGTTGTTCTAGACGAATGTGCCTTCATTAAAGAGGATGTCTGGCAAAAGATTATCCGTGCTTCCTTGTCCGATAAGAAAGGTAGAGCCTTGTTCATTAGTACTCCTAGCGGACGTAATTGGTTTTACGATGTCTTTAATTTAGGTCAGGATGATGACGAAGAATGGCAAAGCTGGCACTATACAACCAAAGACAATGAAACCATCGACCCTAAGGAAATTGAGGCTGCTGAACGTACTCTAAGTTCCTTTGCTTTTAAGCAGGAGTATCTCAGTTCGTTTGATACAGCTGGTTCTGACTTATTTAAAGAAGAATGGCTCAAGTACAAGGAAGAACCTCAGTACGGTGATTACGTCATTGCCATTGACTTAGCTGGTTTTGAAGATGTAGCTAAGAATGCAGGAGCCTCTAAGAAACGTCTAGATGAATCAGCTATCACTATTTGTAAGATTCTAGATAACGGAGATTGGTGGGTTAAAAAGATAGAACACGGTCGTTGGGATATTCGCATGACCGCTTCTAAGATTCTTTTGGCAATTAGAGAATATAGGCCTGTTTCAGTCGGGATTGAACGAGGCGCTCTCAAAAACGCTGTTCTTCCTTATTTGAACGATCTTATGCGGAAAAATAACGTGTATAGTCATATTCACGATCTTACGCACGGAAATAAAAAGAAAGCAGACCGTATCGTATGGGCGTTACAAGGTCGTATGGAACACGGCAGAATTTCCTTTAATGCAGATGAAGATTGGCGTGAGTTTGAGGATCAACTGCTAATGTTCCCATCGACAGGTGTACACGATGACTTAGTGGACTCTTTAGCTTACGTCGATCAGCTTGCCATTACAACGTATCAACAAGATTATCAAGACGATGAGTGGGAACCTCTTGACACAATTAGTGGGTTCTAATATAAAGAAGGTTATGAAATATTGTCCAAGCTGTCAGACTAACAAACTGTTTACAGAGTTTTCTAAAAATAAGACCCGTAAAGACGGTTTGATGGGTTATTGCAAGCCGTGTCAACAAGAAAAAAGAAAAGTTAGCGACCAAAAGTACAAAGAAGATCGTAATGCTTCTGCGAGAAAATGGCGTGATGAGAATAGAGACGCTCACTTGGCAACCTTAAAAAGATATAGAAGTAAGCGACAATCCGTAAGAACAGCCCTGCAAGTAAAACGTAAAGCAGCTAAGCTACAACGAACACCGGTATGGTTAACAGAATCGGATTTACTGCATATTCAATGCCTTTATCAAGTAGCTGCAATGCGTACATGTGAAAGTGGATATGCTTGGCATGTAGATCATATCTTGCCGTTGCAAGGTAAAACAGTCAGTGGTTTACACGTTCCTAGTAATTTACGGGTAATTCCTGCTACTGAAAACTTACAAAAATCAAATAAGTATTGACAAAAGTACTAATTTGTGATACATTCACCACAATTATATAAGGTGCGCACCTAATGGCTGACATGGAAAACGAAAAAGAAGCTCCCCCTTTTGAGGAACCAACGGAAACTGACAAAGAGCTAGTCTCTTGGGTTATGGATCACGTTGAGCGTTGGCGTGACTTCCGTGATAATAACTACATGGATTCCTGGGAAGAATATGAGCGTATCTTCCGTGGTCAATGGGCTGAATCTGACTCCACTCGTGACTCAGAGCGTTCTCGCATCATCTCCCCTGCTACTCAGCAAGCTGTAGAGACTTCCCATGCTGAAATCATGGAAGCTATCTTTGGCCAAGGTGAGTTCTTTGACATCGAAGATGACGTTAAAGATGTAAATGGTACACCTATTGACGTTGAAAAGCTTAAAGCTCAGATGTCTGAGGACTTCGCTAAGGATAAGATTCGTAAGAGTATCGACCAAATTGGTTTGATGGCTAAGATTTACGGTACAGGTATCGGTGAATTGGTTGTTAAAACAGCTAAAGAGTTCATTCCTACTACTCAGCCTATCCCCGGTGTACAAGGTCAAGCAGCTATCGGTGTTATCGAACGTGACCGTATCAGCGTCACTTTGAA